TGATGTAGGTCCAGCTGCACCTCACCAAGCACCTAGTGTAAAATCGGTGGGTATTACAGGTCAATTAACTGGAAGTCGTGCAGATTTAATGGTTTTAGATGACGTGGAGGTACCAAACAACAGTATGACCGAATTACAACGTGAAAAATTACTGCAATTGGTAACTGAATGTGAGTCTATACTTACCCCTAAGAAGGATTCTAGGATTATGTTCCTCGGAACCCCTCAAACAACCTTTACTGTCTATAACAAATTACGTGAACGGTCTTATAAACCGTTCGTATGGCCTGCTAGATACCCCCGAAAGGTGGCTATGTATGATGGTCTTCTTGCACCACAACTAGAAACAGACTTAAATGAAGAAGAAGATTTGGCTTGGAAACCAACAGATACACGATTCAATGAAGGAGATTTGTTGGAACGTGAGTCTAGTATGGGTCGCAGTAATTTTATGCTGCAATTTATGCTGGACACTTCTCTGTCTGATGCAGAAAAGTTTCCTCTCAAATTTGCCGATCTCATCGTGCATCCGGTCAACCCCACACACGGACCAGAAAACATAATATGGTGTTCTGATCCAGACAACATCTTGAAAGATTTGCCATGTGTAGGGCTTCCAGCAGACTACTATTATAAACCAATGCAGATTCAAGGAGAGTATACTCCTTATCAAGAAACTATCTGCAGTGTAGACCCCTCTGGAAGGGGCACAGATGAGACTGTAGCGTGCTTTATTTCCCAGTTGAATGGTTTTATGTATTTACATGAAATCTACGCCTCACAGGACGGATATTCGGATGATACCCTACTAAACATACTGCGACGCTGTAGGAAATATAACGCTTCAACTTTACTCATAGAATCAAACTTTGGTGATGGCATTGTTTCTGAATTATTTAGAAAACATTGTGGTCAAACAAAGACAAACATTAATATAGAGGAGACTAGAGCTAATGTCAGGAAAGAAGATAGGATTATTGACGCTCTTGAGCCTGTCTTTAATCAGCATAGGTTGGTTATTGACCCCGCAGTTATTAAGTGGGATTATGAATCGTGTTCTGAGAGGCCAACTGAAACTAGATTCCAATATATGCTTGGATACCAAATCTCAAGGATGTGCAGGGAAAAAGGGGCTGTCAGACATGACGACAGAGTTGATGCCCTTGCCCAAGGGGTTAAATGGTTTACCGATGCCTTCGCCATCTCAGCCAATGCCGCCATCGCCCAGCGCAGAGCCGATGAGTGGACCGCCCATTTAGAAGCTTGGATAGAAGACCCACAACAAGAAGCTAATCATATGGTACTAGGTTTTAATGCTCAACAGAGACAAAAAGCTGGTAGAAAGTCAATAAAGACATGGGTTTAATTCAACCACACACTAATACACGGGAAGTGGTGCTCCCGTGTGTGGAAACAGCGGTCAAATTGATAGGGGGGAAGACATAAATCTCTTCCCCCTCCATATCGAAGTAGACGAAGTTTCGATGCACTATTTATGAAAAGATTATTATTAATTCTACTACTATTAAGGATAATAGGACCAGTAGGATTTGCCACCTATATGTACCTACAGCACGATAGAGATGAACAACAGACAATTCAAGAAGTATCTACTAGAAGGGTTAGCTGGAGTTCATGCGAATATACTGCATGAAGGTAAAACAGCTGATAACTGGTTTCAGTTTGGAAATATAGAGTTTAATTTAGACCCTGATACTAATATATGGGATTTAGATATTGGTAGTTTAGATATATTAAAAGATAACCCTCATGCACAAGCTTGGTTTGCCAAGAAATATAAAGGTAAAACTTGGGCTGATATACCTAAACACCGTAAAGTAAATGTAGCTTTAGAGTATACAGATGAGTTATTAGAACATGTCCCTCAAGGTACCACGATAGCACTTAAAGGTTCTGCTATCCGTACTCAAGGAGGTGCTAAAGGTTCTGCTAAAAATAAACGTTATATACAGCGTTGGGGTCATAAACACGGATTCTTTGTATTACCTGATAATGCTGGATTGTTATTTCAAAAGGATATTACTAAACGTCCTCTTAAAAGTGAATCATACCCCGGTGTAACTAGTGAATATGATTATCAATTGGCTAAAGAAGATTGGAAAATAAGAAAAGCATTAAGTCCTGATAAGTATATTGACAATGTTTATACAGTAGGAGGTAGTGAACCTTTCCTTATTGAAAGGAGAGGTAGAGGAGATGAGCTTAAAGGTAAAGCTGTTAGTTTAGATATAGATAAATCTGCTAAACGTAGAGCATTAAGACGTTCGTTACCTCAAGAAACAGATCAAGCTAAAAGAGATCTAATGAAAACTAGAGCAGCAGAAGCTACTTTAGAAGGTAAAGATGTAGATCATATTAGAGCTATGTCTTTATATGATGAAGGAGAAGGTATAGGACATATAGAAGAGAATCTACAGAAACTAGATAAACGTCCTCATCAACTTAAAACAGCTGAAGAACGTAGGTTAGGACGTTCTATGGCATCAGCTGAATTAAGAAATCCAAGTAAATCTTTAGATTTTGATGCAACATTACGTGCTATAGGTAAGCATGGAATCTATAAAAACTTATCTGGTGCTGATGCTGCCCTTAATATAGGTGGTGGTTTAGCTACAGGTAATGTAGGAGCTGTCGCTGGAGGTGCTGTGGGGCTTTCTTTACAAAACCCTGCTGTTCAAAAATACCTCGCTAAGAGATTAGCTAGAATGGGGGGTAAATTAGCCCCGGGAGTTGGTGTAGGGTTATCAGGTCTAGAGGCTGCTGGGTATGCCTCACAGGGTCGTATAGCACAGGCTGGTATAGCCACAGCTAGTGGTGTGGTAGGTGAAGTACCTCTTGTGGGGGATTTAGTATCTGCTGGGCTTGACTTAACTAATACTGGTATTGATTTATTTACTGGTAACTTTGGATCAGGTGTAGATGATGATGATATATACAGGCATATAGGACGTAAACCACGCTTTTAATTATGACCACTGAAGTCACTAAAAAACCAAGACAAATTAAACAACGCTACTATTATATCTTCTGGTCTATTGCAACTCTTGCAGTTGTAGCTGGCCAGATTTATGTAGCATCCTCTTATCGTAGTTTAGCGGAGGCACTAAGACAATCCCTGCTGTAAAAGATACCGTTATTTCCTCGCATCTATTATTTAAGATATATGCAAAAGCACAGAAAGCTAAGACAAGGAAGAAAGCTTTGAAGATTTTAACCAAGTATAAGAGGCTTTCACTGATTAATGACCACTAAATTTTAATATAATTTTCTAAAGGCATATTATAACGCATTAAAAACGAAATGACCCCCGTGGGGGTGCCACGAAATGTCACGAAATTAACACACGTATGCCCCGTAAAGGTGCCACGAGGCAGTCGTTGCAGTGCCTCTCGGGGAAATTCGTTATAGTTTGTTAGCATTTCTTAACAG